TCGGCGCATCCGGCGCGGTGGGCGACGACTCCGTGGCTGGCGTTCAGGATGGTGATCTTGGTCATGGTGTGCCTTTCGGTTGGTGTTTCTCTTACATGAACAACAATAGCATGGGTGGCCCGGTCCACCTAATCCGGGTTAGGACTGGAATGTCCAGATCCCGTAGACCGCTCGGGTGCCCTCCCGGCTCGGGTCGTACGTGTCGTGCGCGACCCCATCGATGACGGCCACCGCGTGCCGGGTGACGCTGGCGACGATGCGCCCGCCCGGAAGCTCGTCGGCGTGCAGGTGGACGGTCGTCCCCGAGCCGATGCTCATCGTCGGCGTCCACGTCGCGCCGAGCAGGGTGGCGAGTTTGTGCTGGGTCTGCTTCCAGACCCCGGTGCGCGGGTGGGAGCGCTTCTTGTTGCCGCGAGGCCGCTCGGCCTTGGCGAGTTCAATGACGAGGTCGTAGACCTCCTGATAGTCGCGCTGGGCGGCGATGGCGAAGGCCCGCGTGATGCAGTCCCCGGTGTGGCCCTTGTACCCGGCGGCGGCCCGGCCCCCGTCGTCGTAGGTGTAATCGATCATGGCGTGCCTCTCGTTGATGTTTCCCTTACGGGAACAACGATACCATCAATCGGAGGCGGGACCTAATCGAGGTTAGTGGCGGCCACGACGAGCGCGACCAACAAGAGGGCCGTCAGCAGGAGCACCCACACGACCGTGACCGCCACCGCGACCCGAAGCCAAAGGGGAGCGCGAGCCTGTTCATCGCGCTCCCCCTCGGTCATGGCGTCGCCCTTAGTCGGCCCGGTGTGCGGGGCGGCGGCGGAAGGTGTGCCCGAGGCCCGCCAGCAAGGCGCCGAGGGCGAGAGCACCACCACCGGCCATCAGCGGCAGGAGCGGGCTGGTGCCGGTCTGGGCGAGGTTGCCCGGCGGGGTGCCACCCGGAGGGGTGACCACGGGCGGGTCATCATCCGGCGGGACCGTCACCGGGCACAGGATCGGGCCGGACAGTTGCGGCTCGATGGTGTACTCGAACTCATGCTCGGCCAGCAGGTCGGCGAACACGAAGCCGGGGGCGGCAGTCGCGGTGACCGTGTGGGTGCCGGGGGTGAGGTCCAGCAGTCCGACGATGACGTTCAGCAGAGCACCCGTCCATACCACCGAGGTTGGCGACAGGCAGGTGGGGGGCAGGACCGTCAGCGCGGCATACGCGGTCGGCTCCGGGTCCGGGTCCGGCGGGTTGTCGGCAGGTGGGCAGTCCGTCAGCGGCGGCTCGTCCTGACCGATGTCGAACGCGATGGCAACCGAGCGGTGGGCGTCGGAGAACTCGAACGGGAAGATGCCCGCGAAGCCTGTGCCCTCCAGCGAACTGGCGTTGACCGAGATGATGTGGCTGAGGACCTCGTCGACGCCGGGCTGGCCGGTGTACTTACAGACGAAGACCTTGGCGGGCGGGTCGTCAACGGGCGGGTCGTCGACCGGGGGATCATCGACGGGCGGGTCGTCAACAGGAGGATCATCCACAGGCGGGTCGTCGACCGGAGGATCGTCAACGGGGGGATCGTCGACCGGGGGGTCGTCAACAGGGCAGTCGACGGGCACCGCGTACGGGTCGTCCGTGGGACAGACGACGGGAACGGGAACCTCGTCGTCCGCGAACGTGGCGCTCGCGGGGGCGAACAGGAACACGGCCAGCAGGCTGGCGGCGATCAGGGCGGGTAGGCGTTTCATGTCCTCACCATAGACCGAGGGCACCACGGGTGAACAGGACGGTCACGGGGATCAGAATGGTGAGCGCGATCAGGACACCGATGATGGCTCCAGCCCACGCGCCGGGGGTGGAGGAGGCCCGGACCTCCCACATGCCCTCGTTGATGGTGGGGGTCTCGACCTCGGGGGTGATGCGCTGGCCGAAGCGGGGGTCGTCGTTGCTCATGGGTGGAGCCTACCCCCGGTTAGCCTTGCGTTCCAGACTTCGCCCCGTACAGGTTGGCGACGCTGTTGAGGGCGAGGGTGGTGAGGACGAACGTCTGCGCGGGGCGCGCCCAGCGGAAGCCACGCCGGGAGGTGACGACCTCGGTGGCGAGGATGGCCCCGCCGATCCACAGGCCGATGCACCACGGGCAGTCTGCGCCGGACGCCAGCTTCGACCTCCACCCGAAGTCGGGTTCAACAGCGGTACCGGCGGCCATGGCGTCGATCAGGTCGGGGCGGTCCCGGTGTTGGATGTACTCCCCGGCCCGGTCGTGCCGGTTCGCCCAACGGCGGACAGGGCGTTGGATCAGCCACTCGCCGAGGTCGTCCTCGGTGACGAAGCGGATGGCGCGGGACGTGGCGATCACGAGCAGGGCGGCACGGTACAGGTTCATCTCATCCTCCGGGGGAGCGGCGTATCTGGGTGCGGGCGGCAGTGGCCCGGTTCGTGTTGATGCGGACGGTCGACGTGGACGGCCTGCCGAAGCTGGACTTCTGCGGCTCCCGCAACTCGGACAGGCCCTGCGTGAGCGCGTCGACTTGGTCGTCGTGCGCGCCGGTGGGGAACGCCCGCAACTCGGCGAGCAGGTCGTACACCCACGGGAACTGCGTCGGGTGCGGCAGGTACACGTTGCCGGACTCCACCTCGGGGGTGATGGCGCGGGCGCGAGCCTCCTTGGAGGTCGTCGGGTTGATTGCTTTCAGCCCCGCGATCTCGTCCTTCAAGGAGTCGAGGATGGCGGTGCCGTTCGCTTTGTCCTCCACGAGCCGTTGGTGGACCTGCGACGAGTACATGCCGTCGATCCCGAAGTCCTTCATCTGCCGCACCGTCTGCGTGAACGTCCACCGGCCCCGGCGCTGGTCGATCAGGAACCGGTTCGCCCCGTGACGGCACCACCGTTGGCCGACAACATAGTCGGAGTCCTTGGTGGCTTTGAACGCCATGTCCCACGAGTCCAACCAGCGGGCGCCGAGCAGAGTGGTGAAGTCGAGCAGGCGCGTCTTGCCGTCGTCGGTGACGAGCGCCTCGTCGGTGGTCCAGAACCGCCACCAGCCGATGTCGAACACGGCCCCCTCCGCCGGGGCGGGCCTCTGCTGGAACAGCGACGCCCACGAATATGTTCCGACGGAGCGCTTCACCCCAGCCCACCGGACGAGGGCGTCCTCTTTCGTCTCGTCGGGGATCAGCGGGGACAGGAGCGGCTCGCCCGGTTGGCGGCCCAGCGCGTCGGCCTCTTCCGCGATGGCGGGAAAGCTGATGACCTCCCAGTCCCGAGGGTCGCCGTCGTACTCCTTCGACAGCAGGCGGCCAATGAAGTCGTCCTCGTGCCAGCGGGTGCCGATGACAATCACGAGGTGCGGGGGTTCGAGGCGGGTCTGCGCGTTGGCGATCCACCAGTCCCAGATGGCCTGCCGTTGTGCGTCGGAGTGGGCGGAGGCGAAGTCCTTCACGATGTCGTCGATGATCATCACCTTGAAGCCACGCCCGGTGATGGACTGGCCGGGGGCGGAACGGCTCGTCACGCCGCCCCGTTGGATGGTCTGCCATTCGGAGGCGGCCCCGGCGTCGGCGGCGATGGCCAGCCCGAGGTCCGGGTTCTGCTCGATGGTGTTGCGGATGCTCCTACCCCACAGGGTGGCGAGCGACGGGTCGTGGCTGATGAGGCCGAGCTTCCATTCCGGGTTGTGGCGGAGCATCCACAGCGGGGTGTACACGGAGGCCATGAGGGACTTGCCGGAGCGGGGCGGCATGCTGATGACGAGGAGCCGGTTGGTGCCGTTCTTCACGTCGGCGGAGGCGACGGCCAACCGGTCGGACAGGTAAACGAGGTGGTCGCGGAGCATGTACCCGGCGTCCAGTTCGACGGCCTGCTCGGCGGGGTTGGACGGCACCCCGGTGTTGGTGCCGGTGCCGAGGGTGGCGAGCATGGTTTGCACGACCGCTTCGGGGAGACCGTCGACGAGGGCGGCGATCTCGGTGATGCTGACGGTCGGGTCCTGTAGGGCGGCGAGCAGGGCGGCGTCTGCGAACGGCGCGGCCACGCTAGTTCCGGTGGATGAGTTCGGGGGTTTCGGCGGTGACGGCGGCGAGGCGTGCCATGGCCTCGGCGACATAGCCGGGGTAGAACTCGACGCTGACGGAGGGGCGGCCTTCCTGATGGGCGGCGAGCGCGGTCGACAGGGAACCGCCGAACGTGTCGACGACGAGGTCGCCGGGGTCGGTGCTGTTGCGGATGGCGCGGGCCGCCAACTCGATGGGCTTCTCCGTCGGGTGGATGGACGACTTCGACGGGCGGGGGATTTCCCACAGGGTGGTTTGCTTCCGGTCGGCCACCGGGTGGTGGGCGCCGCCGGGGAACCAGCCGTACAGGATGACCTCGTGCTGGGCGTGGTAGTCGGCACGCCCGAAGGTGGCGTTGTGCTTCGCCCAGATGAGTGCCCACCGGAACACCTCGGCGTCGGAGGCGACCTGCAGGAGGGGGAGCAGTTGCGGGCCGGACGGGACGCAGATGTACGAGGCGGCGCCGGGGGCGATGTGGGGGCGGAGCGCGTTCAGCACGTCCCGGAGCAGGGGTGCGGCGTCGTCCGCCGTGTCGCCGTCGAGGGCTTCACGCTCTACCCCGCCACCACCGCTGTAGTCGATGCCGTAGGGCGGGTCGGTGAACAGCAGGGTGGGGGGTGTCACCCAGAGGGTGGCGAGGCGATCCCAGAGCGCCGGGTCGCGGCTGTCACCGACGGCCACAACGTGCTCGCCCACCCGGTAGATGTCGCCGAAGAGGATGTCGCCCTCCGCCGGGCGTCCCTGCTTCGCCCGGTTGTCCCACGGCGAATCCTTCTCCGTCGACGCGAGCCGTTTCCGAAGCTCCGTTAGGGAGTCGTCGTCGTACCCGATGCCGGTGAAGCCGTCGTCAGTGAGGGCCAGTTCGGACAGCAGGTCAAGGAGCACGTCGTCCTGCCAGCCGCCCAACTCCGTCGTCCGGTTCAGGGCGATCAGGGCGCCACGAGCCTCCGCGTCGTTTCGGGACGACCAGCCGGTGACGACCGGCACCAACCAGCCACCATCGTCGGCAACCGTCACACCCTCCGGCGGGGTCTGGTTCTCCGCCCACGCGGACGTGAGCGCCTCCGTCCTGCCGTGCCCCGAGATGATGAACCCGGTGCGCTCATCGACCACGATGGGTTCGAGGTAGCCGAAGCGGTTCACACTGTCCTGAATGGTCCCGAGTGAATGCGCCTTCGGGTTCGCCGGGTCCGGGCGGAGGGACTTCAACGGCAGGTACGTCAGGGTGCGGTCGCTCATTGGCCGGTCTCTTTCAGTTGCATCAGGCGGTCGATCAGAAGGGCGCGGGCCACGTCACCTTCGGGGCCTTGGGAACGGACCACGCCTGCACGGTCGAGGATACTGTTCGCGGCGCGTTGCCGGTCAGCGCTGGCGGTGGCTCCGGTCATTTCGCGGGCGAGGGTGGCGATGGCGGGGGCGATGAGTTCCAGTAGGCGCATCTGGGCGGCGCGCTTGACCTGTGGGCTGGCGCCCCCGTGAAGCCGACACACTGTGCCGCCGTCGATGGCGCGGTTGCCGCACCGGTTGCCTTGTCGGTTGCGGGCTTGGCAGGGGCGTCCGCCGTTGACGGTGCGCTCGTCGGTGTCGCCGGGGAGGTGGACGAT